TTTCTTTTACGTATTTTTCTACTGCTTGACCAGGCGTATCTTCTTGATATGCTTTTACTGTTTCGTCTGTACCCTGTTCGTGTACTCCGTTGTCGTGTTTATTTCCGTTTTTTGCCATTTGGTAAACACCCCTTTTCTTTCAATTTTCTCATTCTTGGTTCTGACCTGTTGTATTTTTGTGATACAATTGATAGGTTAGACTTATCATTATTCATAGGATTGTTATCTTTATGGTGTACGTCCTTTCCTTTTATGTCTTTTCTATCTTTCAGACTTCTACGTGCTTCATTTCTCTTTGCACGTCTTTTAATTTGTTCGGGTTTAGAATGATAACTTTCGTATTCTTTTTTGTAATCTCTATCTTCTTGAGCTCTTTTTACTTGGTCATCTGTTGGAGCACCTTCCTCTCCTTTCTTTCTCATTTTCTCACCACGAGCTTTCTTTGCACGAATGTTATCCCAAAGTCCTTGTTCGTCAACTGATTCATTTTGTTTCTCAGCAGCCTTTCTAGCAGCGTCACGTTTTGCCTGAATCTGTTTGTTGATTACTTCTTTTTCTTTTTGTTTGTTGACCTTCTCTGTTTCTCTTTCGTGTCTATCAGTAAGTGCCTCTAACTCTTCAACATGTCTTTGTTTCATTCTTTCCATTTCTTCGACTTGTTTTGCTTTTAGAATTGCAGCGTCTTCAGCAGCACTTTCTTCTAATTCAACTTCTTCACCAAACTTAAGGAATAGTTTTCCCTTCTCCTGTTTCTTATCGGTGACTTTCATTCTAACATATGAACCCAACTGGTTAATCATTCCGATTCCTTTTTCGGGATTCTTTTCATATTCCTTTTCAACCATTTTCATTATGTTTTTGAAAATGTATTCTAAGATACTTCTCCAATCAGTGACAAGTTTACCTTCTTTTACTTCACTCATCATAAGTGTAGATAATTGATTGACCACTGTCGTTAACATAGGTGTAGGAATTGTAGATAGAACTCTGATTTGGTCTTTAGTTAAACCTTTAATTTTCTTGAGTTGTTTTTTGATATCAACTGCCTCTTCGATTGACTCTGATTTACCTTGTACTTTCTTTGCAAGGTCTTGGTCTGCACCACCCCATGTTCCTTTTGATTTTGTTACAAAGGAATTAACGCGTGCATGTCCCCATTGTTCGGGTGTAGTGCCTGGTCTATGTCCACCTTTCCAAGCTGCAACTCCACGTTTGTATACCTGTTTTAGAATACCAACTGGCATTCCACTCTTGTCTGCTTTCTTTTGTAGAGATTTATCGGCTGCACCTTCTCCAAACATCTTCTTATACTTCTTAGTGTGTTGTGAAGGTTTTGTTTCTGCTTCTTTATCGCCTGGTGCTGGTTTAAATGCGTCTTCACCTTCTTTATCTTTGTTCTTATTGAAGTGTGAGGCACGTTTATCTTTTGTAGACTGAGACATTTCGTCTCCGTCTGCGTCTTTTGCATAATACTTCTTAGGTTGAGAGCCTTTCTTACCCTCAACTTCTTTATCTTGTTGTGTCTTACGTAACTTCTCTCTTATTATTTCTTCTAATAACATACTACTATTTAGTCCGTTTTGCGTCTAACTCTCTCTGTTTCCAGTTGAGTGCAAGTTTGTTTTTAGGGAATGAAGTAGACCAACCTAGTAGTTTACTGTATAATGAATTTGCTTTTTTGTCAAGTGTTGCAAGGTCATCATCATTCTTAATCTCTACAAAGTCTCTACCAAAAATTGATTTATATTCCTTTGCATTCTTTTGTGCAGCGTCCCAATCACCTTTTACAATTTCGGGTGGTAGTTTTCTAGACCTTAAGTCATTTCTTTTTTGTGCATTGTCTAGACTTGCATTAACAAATACCATTTTGTATTCGTATCCTAATGTGTCTAACATTTTTTTATAGTTCTTAATCTTAGTTGACTTTGCACTTGTAGTGTCAAAGATAAGACCTAGTCTTCCTTCGATATATGCATCTAAGTTTTTACCTGTAATCTTTTTTGCTTTTGCACGGATAGGGTCTACTTTATCAAAGTCTGCACTTCTAAGGTCAAGTGACATTCCTGCTTTCTTTAGTCCGTTCTCAAATGCTTTATCAGTGTTGACCATTTTTAAACCAAGTGCAGTCAAAGCTAATTTCTTTACAACTGCAGATTTACCACTGCCTGGCCCACCACTTAAGAAAACTGCTTTGAAAGTGCCTGGGTCATAGACTCCTTCTTGTATCAAATCTTCTACCATGTAGTGTGGTAGTGTTCCTTCTGCAATACCCATTCCTTTACGAATGTCGTTGTATAGTTTCTGAATCAACCCTTTATTCTTTGTTGGAACACCTAATTTGAAATTGTCAAAGTCACCCTTCTCTGCATATCCTCTGAGTTTACTTGCAGACATTCCACTGACATCATCTGCATCGGGGTCTCTCTCACCAGCAGATATGACATTGATTTCGTCAAATTTATAGAATCCGTGTCTTGCTTTTACACCATTGTATTTGTTTAGTAGTGTTTCAAATTCTCTAATTCTATCTGACCCAACAACCATAGAGATTCTTTTGTATTTTTTCTTGTGTAATTCTGTTGCAATCTCAAATACTGTTCTTGCATTTACGTCTGCAACAATTTTTCCAAAGAAATTTCTGAGGTATTTGATTTTATCTTTATGTGATAGTGGATTTTTTACCTTGTCATTTGAGTGTGAGGTAAATAACAGAACGTCATCACCTTTTGATTCTTTCTTAAGTTTTGCAACTAACTTCCCATGACCTGTTGTAGGTGGATTGAATCTACCAAAGGTAAACACTGCACCCTTGTCTTTTGCCTCTGTTAGGAATGAATTAAATGATTTCATTACTTGTCCCATGCTTTTTGTGCAGTAAAGTTATTAAATGCAAACTCCATTCTGTCTACGAGTTTAACTGCACTTCCTGTTTTATCTATTGCAACGTATCCTTCGGGGTTAACTACCTCGAAACCATTTGCAGTCTTTTTAAAAGTTCCGATACTCTTTACTCTATTTAGGGATTCTATAATCATTTGTTTTGCAACAACCAAGTGTCCCATAAATGAAGTAAGATTGGTTATCATTTTCTTTAAACTTCTAAGTTCGTTATAGAGTTGTTCACCGATTTCTCTTTTGATTTCTTTTGTCTTTTCTGTTTTGACTTTACCAACTACTTTGTCTCTCCAATAGTTCTCAAAGTGTTTCATGTATCCGTCATAAGTTGGTTTGTATGAACCACCTCTAATAAGTGTATTACAATATGTTTTGTATGATGCACCAGCACCTTTTCTACCTATCTCTTCCTGTATCTTCATGAACTTTTGTAGGTCATTCTTTTTGATTCCGTGGAATGCTTTACCTGTTTTAGATAACTCTTGTGTAAGTGCAAGTGTTTCTTTTGCAGTCATTGAACCTTGACCACTGACATCTTTATAACTTGCGTCGTCAATCCATACGTCTGAATTGTTTCCTAGTTTGGATATGTTTGCACCAAAACTTGCAGATAGGTCTTCTATAGTTCCACCACTATAGGTAGTGTGAAATACGATTCCCATTTTAGAGTTTGCAATCTTTTTACCTAAGTCTGATTCTATATTGACTGCATACATGATTGTATTGGGTTGGAATGTGACAAAAGACTGTCCGTCAATCTTCTGCATTTTCTTATCGTTGGTATACATTAAATCACCTTGCATGATTGTATTCCAAGATAGTTTAGATAAACACTGAAATGAAGTCAAGAATTTTTCTTTCAATGCACCACTTAATTCGTCTGCTTTTTTGATTTCTGATTCTGAAGTATAAAATTTGGGTTCTTTGTTAAAGAGTGATTTCTTTGCAACAAAGAATTGATTAGTTTCGGGGTGTAAACCACAAAAGATAGCAGGAGCTCCGTCCCACTTAACAGTCATATTGACACTTGAATTAGAGTTTCCTTTCAACATGTCTCTAAGACCCTGTAAAAAGTTTATAGCACCACGTCCACCATCAATCCCTTGATTGATAATCTCGTCTTCTAAGTGTTCTAAATGTAGATTTTTTGCACCCATAATAGTAATTATACCACATTCTTGGTGGTATTACTACTATTTATGGTATTTTTTTGTTTATTAACTTGGGTCGACTTGGTCAACGTCACCAGCTGCTTCACCAGCAAGTATATCGTCCATGTCTGTCTGAAGTGTTGCAAGTTCAGCTACTATGTCTGATACTGGTTTATCACTTGTAGTAAAGTTAGAAGAAGTCTCTTCGTGTTTTCTGAATAAATGTTGTAAATGGTCAGCATGAGTTGCGGTGCTTGTGTCTGCAGGCATATTCCATGATTCGTCTTTAGTTAGTGAAGAATTTGCAGTTTTCCATGCAGATAACCAACCACTTCTTCCGTTTCCAGTCCAATCAGACTTTGATTGTGCAGCGTAATCAGCAGCAAAATCACTTGAATCGGGTTGTGAGTTTAATGAATATGTTCCGTTAACACCCATAAGATAGTCTTTTCTCTTATTGAGTTTATCCATTTCTGCTTGTATTTTAGTTTTACCTTCTGCTCTAGACATAAATTCTCCGTGATTAACTATAGTGTATGTAATCTATGTTATTATTTAGGATTTTGCAAGGGGTGAGGAAGACAGTTTAGACTCTATTTTTGCAATTTTTTTAGATATTTTTTCTATTTCTTTAGTGTCTTTAGATGCACGTGCATCTCTCAATTGTTTCTTGAGTTCAATTTTCTCCGTTATCTTTAAAATAACCTCAGAACTTTTTATCGCTTTATTCATAGAACCATCTAGTATAACATTATTTAGGTGGTCTGTAAAGGGGGTTTTTATGTGAAGTCGTTGAAGTCTCTCTTCTGTCCATCATTCCTTCCTCTATCGAACACTGGAATATCGTCATTAACACTCTCTGCATTCTCAAATAACTCTTCTTGTGCTTCTTGTTCACAATCATAGAGTTTCATACGACTTCTATCAATACCGATTACAAATCTTTTGAATATTGTAGGGTCATTATATCTGTTCTTCAACTGTTTCACTACGAGTTGGTCTAGTTCTTCTAGTTCATCACTGGTAATCAATGCAAACATTAAGTCTGCAGTTGCAGGCAAACCAAAACTTTCTGAAGTGTCTTCGAGTCCAATGTCTGTTGAACCATATCCACTTCTTGTGGTTTGTGTTGCACTTACCAATGGAACGTCAAACTCTACTGCAAGTCCACGTAACTCTTCTGCAATACTCTTCACCAATGTGTATGAATTTGCACCACTTCCTGGCCTGATTCTATGACTTGCACATATGTTCAGATAGTCAATGAATATGATATCGGGTTGAAAGTCTTTCTTGATATCCAGTTCTTGTAGTAGGTGTCTGAAGTGTCCTACGTGTGCAGAAGCAGTTGGATATTCTTTTACTATGAGTTTACCTTTAGTTTTGTTTTTTAGTTTGTCAACTTTCTTATCAAACATTTTCTTAGATAAATCGGGTAAATCTTTCATAGGAACATTCATAGTGTTTGCATCGATTCTCTCTGCAATCCTTTCTTCTGACATTTCCATAGTAATGTATAGAACATTCTTGTTCATCATAAGACATGAAGCAGCTTGGTGACACATAAACAATGATTTACCAACACCAGTTCCAGCAAGAACAATGTTAAGTGTTTTATTAGGTAATCCACCTTTGGTAATCTTGTTGAAGTATTCTAAGTCAAACGGAATCTTCTCTTCTTCCGTATGATAGAATTCAAATCTTGCATCTG